TCCCAGGTAGCGTGCGTCACTATACTGTTTGAAGTTCCTATCCTCCTGGGCAGGTGAAAGCAACTCGCGCGGAACCCGTAATGATTAAGTAGGGTAAGGGCAGACCAGCCGGCAGCGGGCGCCACTGTTCCGTCCGGCAGAGAGAATGTGTTGGTGACTACGGGCTGCGCCAGGTCGCCAATCGAGTCATCGAAGCGGATCATAAATTTGGCGCGGCTTGTCGGGTTGTACCGAACCGGGCCAAGAGTGATGCTTTCGTTACCAGTCGCCTTCGGGGTGTCGTAGCCGTATGCTGCATCCTGCGCTACGTCAATTGGCTTGATCCGAATCTGGGTGATCACATCCGAGCTTGTGAACAGGAAGCCACCGGCCTGTGTGAAATTGAATTTGTTCAGCAGAAGCGGATGCCACAGGCCATCCGCTGGGGCTAGCGCTGTGATGTTTGCATTCTTGGTGAATCCGCCGACGCCGAGGTACACCTGTAATGGCATTGCGGTCGTAATCACGTCCCCGGCCCGCGCGGTAGCCTTAGCCCATATCACTAAATCATTCACGGTGTTGCAAACAATGCTCAGACCCGTGACGGTTACTGTGGCGACCGGATCGGTATCTTTCCCCGGCAATTTGGCAAGAACGTACGAATATGCGGCGCTATCCGGACACGCATCGGAATCAACCTGCAGGCCGCCATTCGCGTATGTTGCACCCGCCCAGGCGGTGATCAGCGTCCCGTATGACTTGGTGAGGTCTTTGGGCGTGAAGCTTTTCCGCACAAGCTTGCCCGTCGTATCCAGTACGCCAAACGAACTCAGGTTCGCATTGACCTTCAGCACATTGGCGGTGGCCGCCATGACCTCAACGTTCAGATTATTAAAGTTGGCATCTCCCTCTGTTGAGTTGAGCTTGGAGCCCTTGACCTTGCGTAAAGTGATGATGGCCATTTTACGGATGCACCCATGCTGGCAGTGATGCGATCAGCGTGTCCAACGCCGGCAGGGAAGTTTCCCCTGCGAGCACCGCGTCCAGAGTCGTATTTGCAGACGTCTGCACTTGGGCGGCCCAGATCGTGAACGCCTCGGAAACCGTGCGGTAGGGGTTATCTATGCCGGTAAAGCTTTTCGCCTCGCTGATACTATTGAAATGCTCCGGCGAGGCCTTCGCCACCGCGCTCATGTGTTGGCGTACTGCAAGCCGGTAACTTGCGACCTGGGCCTCCAATTGCTCGGCCTCTGTCGGGACCGGAAGATCTTTCACGACCCAGCCAGAAACCCCATCGAAAAAGATGCGTTGATTGGGGCCAGCAGCAGGCGGGGGGGTGTCAACGGAGCAAACTGGCGTGATGAAGACGCCGGGTTCAAGAGGGCTTTCCTGGGCATCGTAGGGCGTGGTAGGGGCCAAAGTTACAGGATCGTAGAGATAGACTGTCTTTTTCATGGATACCTCTTACTGGTATTTGATACAGATCAACACGCGGGAGCCGGCTGCGAGGTTGTCAGTTCCTCCTGTCGAGCCTGTCGTTGACGATGTAGTGCTTGATTGCGGGCTGTTACCTCCGGTACCCGTTCCCGGATTCGCAAGTGTGTATACGTCATAGGGATGTGTGTGCGCTTTAACTGAACCAGTGCTTGTCGTGCCCACATTCGAATTTGCCTGGACCATTGCATAGTCTGCTTTGAACCAAGGCAGTCCAAATGTGGTCGAGCCGTCTCCGGTTCCCCAGGTTGTTCCTATAACAGCGAAGAGAGCAGCGTATGTAGTGCGGCTTATGTTGGTTTGGGAAGTGGGACACGCCATATACCCAGGAGGCGCGCTAGACCCGGCAAATAGCAGGAACGATCCAATTGGCGCACCAGCAGGAGGGGCGGTCTCCTGGTTTGCTTTACCGTTGGGCGCGAAATAGATAACGCGAACAGTGGTGCCGTCAAAGGTATATAACGCCATGCCACCAACGGCGGCGGTAATGTTAGACCCATTATTGTTCAGCTTATGGTTCGTGGCATGATGGCCGAGAATTGGAGTCCCGTCATAGATCACCCACACATCTTTTCCAGGCGTCATGATTGCCGCGTTAATGCCCGTGTTCCCGGTAACGTGGACGAAGTTGCCAGTGACAGATGAAAGATCGATCGTCGCAGCCGAAGCGATCGCAGAACCTATTGCATGAGTCAGAGATTGCACTGAAAAGTCATTCGTCAGCGACCCTGTTGGATTGGCGATAGAGGTGGACATCGACAAGGTCCAATCCGATATCGTCCCGGATCCTTGGCTGGCATTCATTACGATGCTGAGCACGCCTGTAGCGGGGTTATAGGCGATCACCTCACCTTGCATCCACACCGTTCCGTTCAGCGTCGAAGCGGCCTTGACAGTCTGGCCCGGCAAATAGCTTTTTCCCGTGTCCACTGTGAAAGTCACAGTTCCAGAGCTCGCGATAGTGTTCGACGTCGTGCTGGTCGAGTTCGTCGAATTGTTGTTCATCGCTGTGCCGAACGTTTCAAGCTCCAACGCGAATTTAACTAAAGCCGGCAAGAAAACACCGGCTTTTTGTGAAAACACCGGGTCCAGATCTGTGATCAGGGGCGGTGGGGGAAGGGGTGTTATAGCCATGAACTCTTCCTCAAAATAATCTTCCTCGATGTACTCGGGCTCAAAATATCCGCTCATGTGAGCCCCTCGATTTCAATCGACAAGTCTGACTCTGTCGGGTAGTTGAGCGTCGTACTCACTTCCTTAAAGAATCCCAGAATTGTGGTGGACGCATATTCCCCAGTTCCAACATAGAGTGTGGGTGTGGAACGCCGTCTTGCCAGCAGGTTTTGGAGCATATCCACGCGTTGCGCCTTTACCCTTACTGGGAAGCTCCCGATCTTCCGGAAAGCACGCTTGACGATGAAATAGTCACCGAATTCGTTTTGCTGCTTGACGGAGAAATCCTGTATACCGACCGAGGCGCCGAATAAGGTGTCACCTACAGTTATCCCCTGGCCAAGTATAAATGCGCCGCACTTCACGGCTTCCCCGGGCGCGGAAAGCGTCACGGTCACGATCGGGGACGTGTAAAGCGGAAGGTCGGTAAGGATCAAGTCCTGTAATCTGACTACCGGGTTAAAAAAGTAGTCGTGCCAGTTATTGATGCCAAAGGTCGAAACAAGGCTATGCGTCTGGTCATAGAACACGCCGTCGATGGCGTCTGTCATGACAACGTGCGCCTCGAGTGCCGAGATATTCATGAGGGCAATGCACGATACTCGTCCCGATGCCTGGATCGTCACCTCGATACTATCTTCATTGATGGTTTGGGAGGTCACCGACAGATCGAACATCAGCCACGGATTTGTAGTGCTGACATAGATCCATTTGGTGGGAGAGGTCGAGGGCGTATTCCCCATGTTCCCGTCGATGAGGGACTCGTAGACCTGGTGTGTCTCAGGACCAACTACCGATACCCGATCCCCCTGCGCGAAAACATAGCCGGGGTCGTAGGGCGGGTAGAGCGTCTCCGATACGTTGCTCGCCAGTAGCGCTGCATCGGTTATAGCGATAGGTTCTACTATTATCATGTGCGCTCAGGCGGCTGCCCGTTTACGTCCCAGTTTTCCTGAACAGTTGACATTCGCTCTACCGATTTCGCGGTCCGGCCGGTGTTGCTGGCAATAAGCAGCGCCTGCGTCCGGTTCTCCTCGCGAAGGCGCCTTATTTCATCGACAAGCACTTGCATTCCTTCATGCGGTTGGCTTAGCCGCCGCATCAGCTCCCGATTATCCGCGGCAGGGATGATGCGCTCGCCTTTGTGAATTCTCGCGGTCATATCCCGCGGCACCTCGTTCGTTCCTATTGCGAAGCCGGGCAGATAGACCTGCCCTCCTGGTTGGAATACTGGACCGGCAGGCTGCGCTGCCGTGACGCCGGCATTAGCAGCTAGACGGATGTATTTCGTATAGTCGAAGAGGGTCTCAAATGAATCTGTGGTCAGAAGCTGTATCGAATCGGCTATCCGCTTTGCTTCGGCCACTGCGTCATCTGCTGCCTTGCTGATGGCGTCGGTGATCGATGCAAAGGCAGGGGCCAGCTGGATAAGGGCGGCGAACATCTTCTGGCCGGCATCTGTATTCAAGTCCTGTGCCTCCACTAGATCCCTGAACTGCTCTTTTGTAGTCGGAAGCGTGGTTATGCCAAGCTTGTTAAGTTCGTCCGTCATGATCCGGCCGGCGCTGGCCGTGCGTTCCGCGTCGCTGTAGAAATTATCGAAGAACGTCTGAAGTACGCTCCCTGCATTCTGCAGGCCACCGAGGAGCAGGACGATCTGATCACGCATTCCAAGGGACGCCAGGCCTGTTTTGTTCAACGTCATTCCGGTGATATCGAGCACGGAATTCATCAGCTTGAACTCGCCGCTTGCGCGCGAGGCCGTATCCGCGAGGTCTTCGCCTTTCTGCTGGATAAGCGTGAGCTCAGGGATAAGCTTTTCGCCGATTGAGTTGGTGAGGTCTTTCGTTAAAGCCTCTTGCTGTTCCTCTGTATCGATCTGCCTCTTGACCTGGAACGTCCAGCCATCGAGGGATCGGCCGGCATCGCCAGTGGTTTTTGTCAGTTCCAGGAAGGATGACGAAATATCTCCGACCATTGCATCCAACGCAGCATCCTGCTCTGCAGAAATGCCGAGTGCGCGCCGGCCTTTCTTCTTGCCAAACGAAAACAGCCCGCCCTTGCGCGTCCAGTCCGCTTCGAACTGCCCACTGAAACCGGTGTTGCTAAAGTTTCCTGTCAACTCTGCTGGGCCCAGCTTCTTCGGTCCCATGCCGAAGAGCGCATTGACGATGGGACCAATGACTGGAACATAGCTCAACGCTTCCGCTCCCTTGATCGTCTTGTTGCCCGCGATCAGTCTAAATATCGTGTCGACCGCGGCGGCAATGGCGACAGGCCCGGCGGCAGCGGCCAGCATCCCACCCATGCCAGAAAGCCCGGCAGCGGTTGCGCCAGTGCCGCCGAGAGCGGTTCCTGTGCCACCAATAAAAGCCGTTCCTGCTCCGGCGCCAGCGCCAACCCCAGCGCCAAGGGCGGACCCGCCCGCAACGCCAAGGCCGAGCGCTTGGCCGATGGCGGATGTGCCGATTGCCTCGACCAATCCTGACGCCCCGCCCGTGAACGCGCTAAAGATCGACTTCGCGCCGGAGGCGATGTTCATCAGGCTGAAACTGTTGCCGATGGCTCCCCCAGCGGCATTGGCCGCGCCCGAGGCCAACGCGCTACTTAAAGATGCCTCGATATTGATGATCCACTTCCGCGCTGTTAGCTGGAAAAGCATGTCGATGATCGATGCCTTAATGGCTTGCCCGATGGATTTGGCCGTACCCGTTCCATAGGCCAGAAGTTGGACGAATGCCATCCGGCCGGTTTGTTCGACGGATCCGAACATACGCTTCCATTCATCGTCCGACGCCTTGGCAGCATCGCTGGCGGCTTTTGCCGCATCCTTCTCGGCTTGCAGCATCGCCCCGCGGCTCATCTCGACACCTATCTGCTTCGACAGCTCGATCCTCCGCTCGAGCATGCTGATCACTTCGGGATCAACATGGTCAGCCGCCCAGGCGCGGTCGAGCGCCGCCTGCAGGTCGGCCTGCCCCATTTCTTGCACGGCGCTGGCACCGTACTGCAGGAGGTCGTTTTTTTCCTTCAGGGATTGCAGAGATTTTTCATCGGATGCGACGAGGGCGGCGTAACCGTCCAGGCGTTTTTTTTCCTCGTCCTGCAGTGCCTTCGCGGCGGCGACATTTGCCTCTTGCGCTTGCGTCGCCAGCGCCCAGGCCTGCGCTTCCTGCATGATAGCCATGCGCTGGGTTTCTAGCGGGGCCTGGGCCGCAGCCCGGGCGGCGGCCATCAGTTTCAGCTGGACCGTGTTCAGTCCAACATTCTCGGTTTCTTCCTTGAGGCGCTGGATGTAGTCCCCTGCAGCCTTGCTTGCGCGCTCGTAGGCGGATGCCGTGTCCGCCCCTTCCGCTCCTCCAAGATACTCCAGCTGCGGCTTGTCCGGTTTCGCTTTCTCCTCATTCACTTGCTGCAGGAGGGTGAGCTCCTTTTGGAGGGCGACGGCTTCAAGGTTCAGCGATTGCAGCTCGCTGTCAGCATAATTCGACGGCATGTACCACGCCTTGCGCCGTTCCAGTATCGCATCCATCTCGCCCCGGATTTCCTGCAATCGGGCGACGATTTTTTGATCCTGGGGAAGCAGCCTGTCGGTATTGAACAGGTTCTTTGACAAGGCGGCGATACTGGCCAGGATTCCCTGGAAGACGCCACCTTGTCGGGTCCCGTCGGTCATTGCCTTCAGGATGTCGCTGAAAGCCGGGACGAGCTTGCCTATTATGGACTGAGCCAACTGATCGGCCTCTCTGCTTAAATTACCGATCTGGTCCTGTACCTTCGCTGCCTCTGCAGCGGATTCAGCGCTGACCCCACGATACCGGTCGGTATTCTCGGCCATGTCGTTCAGGATCGGCAGCAGGTCCGCGCCGGACTTCCCGAAAAGGTCGGTAACGAGCGCCGCTTTCCCTGCACCGTCGCTGTAGTTTTGCAGGCGCTTGGCGATGTCGATCATGACATCTGAAGGGTCACGCAGTTTGCCTGCCGCGTCGCGCGACTCCACCCCCAGGGCCTTTAGCGCCCTACTGGTATAGTTGGTCTCGCTGTCGAACTGCGACATGCCTTTCGCCAACTTCGATAGGGACGTATCCATGAGATTGAAGTCATGGCCGAACTCCACCGATAGCTGCTGGAATTTTGATAAGTTCTCGACCGAGGATCCTGTCTTCTGCGCCATGTCATCCAGATCGGCGAGCGATCCGATCACTTTGTTGGCATAAGCAACCACTGCGCCGGCGGACAATCCCACGCCGACCAGGCCGAGTACCTTGTTGACCGACTCAACCGAGCGCTCGATATCTCCCATCGTCCGGCCGATGATATTCTTGGCCTGGGACATACCCTGCTCGAGCCGGGTGACCTGAGCGAGTATTTCGATCGATAACGTGGCGATGTTCATGCTTACCTTTGGGCGCGCGCAAAAGCCTTCAATGCATTCGCGATTTTTTTTCCAACAACGTCGCGGTCAAACTCCAACTCCGGATTCCCATAGGGTGGCGGACAATCCGGTTTTTCAGCTCTTACGCTCTCGGTGATATAGTCCGCAGACAGCCTACGAAGGATCTGTCCTTCCCAGGGCTGCAGGACAATGCCTGCGCAGGCCTGCCAGGCTTGTAATTCGGTGAAGCTAATTACCGCTAGGCCCATGCCCGAGCTGCTCGCTGGCCCCACTTGGAGCAAGTAGTCGATCAGGTATTCCCCTTCCTCCACCGGCGGCAGCAGGATCTCTCCGCCGTTATCCCGTATGGTCTCGATGCGGGAAACGGGATCGGGTGCTTCAATTGCTGAAAGCTTCTGTGTTTTCTTTTTTTCCGGTACCGCCTGGAGCCAGGCGGTTTGCCGGATATACAGGCTTAGCTCTTCGTAGAGCCCTTCGTAAAATTTGACCAGTCACCGAGTTCCTTCATGACCTGCTCGGCGATGAATCCGATCTTCGTGTCCAGGTAGCAGGCCTTGAATTGCTCGTATCCTTCCAGGTCGCGATACTGGAAATTATTGAAACTGACGGTTACGGAGGCGAGGAACTCCGCGTTGTCCTCGAGCGTGGTGTCCGCTTTGTTTTTGCCCTTGCGCTGGAAGCGCTCTAACACGGCCTTATTGCGTGCGCCTTGCGCCTTATTGAATGCCTTGGTTCCTGGACCATAAACGGTGATGGTAATCGGCTTGATGGCATCTCCCTCGGCAAACAATAGTTCGTCGTCCGCGCCGCGCAGATGGATGGTAGTGGTTTCGTTTACTGCCAGTTTGCTAATGTCAAACATGATTTTTGTTCCTTTCGCGGAGTTAGAAATGCCCGTGCCAAGCCCATCTCCCCGCGAAGGGCAGCGGGCCTTGGCCGGTGCTCGAGTAGCGTTAAACAACGCCGATAATGATGATCGTGTAGCTGACCGACGTACTGCCTGCGCTGTTGGCGATCTTCAGCAGGTCCGCCGTAGTCGCGGTCACGTCGTAACCGTTGGCATCGGGCGCGATGAATGCGACTGTGCCGCCAGGCTTGACCTTGACCACGTCGGTCACGTCGCCGAAGAATGCCGAGGCCTGCGCGGAAGCGGCTCCCCCGACCAGCACGTCGTTGACGTTCGCCGCGTCGGCTTTGACGATCAGCGCCTTGATCTTGTCGAAAGTGATGGTGGCGCCGAACGCATCGACCAGTGAGCCTGCAAGGTCGAGGTTTTCGTTTGCAGACGCGGAGAGCGTGCGCGTGTCGGTAAATAGCGCGTTTGCCTGGTTCGCCCCCGTGCCGTTTTCCAGCACATAACTGGATCCCCATTGCGCACGGTATTCGCCGTTCCCGACGTCCAGCGCGCTGTTGAGCGTGGCGTCCAGGTTCAACGCAAGCCTTCCTGAAAATGTCGATGCCATTGTTTTCTCCTAAGGGTTCGGATCAGGCAGCCAGGGATTCGACGACGCCGACGCCGGAGGATGAACTGGTCAGCTCCAGGTTGACGCTCGCGCTGGTGATGGCATCGACAGTGCTGAGCCCCACCTTGAAATTCATCACCTGCGCCTGGAAGTAATACTTGTCACCGTTTTGTGTGGTGACCACGAAACTGTAGTCGGCATCGGAAAGCGCTGCCGCCTTCACCAGAATCTGTCCGGCATCGTCGGTATCCAAGGCCAGCTTCAGAGCCATCGTGCCTTCGTTGAAGGAGCCTTTCTTCTTGACTGTGCCGCGGGAGCCGATGGGGTTGTGGGTAATGAGTGCGTACTCGCGGCCGAACTCGCCCAAATCGGTGATTTCACCGATGTTGGTAAAGCTGAGGGCGCCATAGCCGGCGGCGTCAAAGGTGGCTGGGGTGGAAGCAGAGATTTTGAGCGTCGACCCTGCGGATGAGCGTGTTGACATGGTTTCTTCCTTTCAAAGTAAAGCCCGCAGAGACGGGCAAAAAAAACGGCCTTCGAATATCGAGAGGCCGGGGTGGGGGCAACTAAAGTGTCAGGCTAGATGGCGATGTCTGGCGCGTCTTCCTTCGTATGAATGTCCACCGAAAATAGCATCGCGGCCATGCCTCGGGGCCTTTCCCCATCGCCGTGAATGCCCGTATCCGTTCCGACGATGATTGCGTCTTTCGCCAAGCCGCCAATAGTCGGATCATTGGCGATGGCTATTCTTACTTCCTTGACGATACTGTCGAGCAGATCGTCCAGGTCGTCATTCATCTTCGCAAGAGCGTTAATGCTCAGCGTGATCCGGTTGCGAACTCGCCGGGGATACCCCATCGTGAGGTATTCATTCTCCTCGTTCGGCGTAGCGATCAGGAGGCAGGGCAATTCCTCGTCTTCCACGGGATAGACTCTTCCCTTGAATACCCGGAGACCGGTCAGGCTGAGTCCCGTCAGCAGTGTTACAACAGCCGCGCGCAGTTGCGTTTTGACGTGGTCTGCCATTATTTCCTTCCCAGAAGTTCGAGCTGCCGTGCGAACTCTTTCTCGAATTGCGTGCCGGCCACTAGCTTGACCGCCTCCAATACCGCCTTGTTTCTCACTGCGGTCGGCAGGCTGATGCTGCGCAGATTAACGATCGGGTCTTTATACGCTTGCGTTCCCCCGCGGGCTTTCGGTGCACCCGGCACGCTTTCTCGCATGAAGACGCCGCGATAGCCTGTTTTGGTCGTCGCGATGAATGCATGCTTTATCACGCGGCGGCTGCCGGCTACCTTTACCCGTACGCTGGTGCCGCCGCCCGGCTTGCGCTTGGTCCTGCCCGGCACGTTCCACGGGTTTACGGCCCGGGCGGAAAATTCGATCAGCCCGATATTGCCGCCGGAGATTTTCACGGTGGCTCGCGGCGTTATCTGGCGGGGATGCGCTTTAAGAATTTTTGTTGCCTGGTTGATGCCGCTCAGCCGGATGTTGTATATCTTGCGAATCTCGCGGCCGACTTCCGTTTTCACTTTGGTGGCGGCGAAATTCAGGGCGCGGATTGTTGCCTTACTCTTGATGTCCGACCGCAGTGTTACGATACCGGCGAGAGTCCTATCCACGTTAGTGCGGACATCCATCAGCATTATTGCTTCTCCAGCTTCAGCAACGTCACACCGGTGCCATCCGGTTCGACGCTGGTCACTTTGTATTCCACACCGGAGCGGATCAGGATGTCGCCACGGCGGGCGGATGAGACATCCAGGGATCGGCAGGTGAATACTGGCTGACTGCCTTGAATCCCTTGGCCCTCGAAATACGCATCGTCGAAAATACCTGCAATCGCACCGCCTTTGAATGTCACGTCATCGGCGAATTCAGTGGGATCGAAGAAAACGTCCAGATCCTCCCCAAAAGCCATCAGCTTTTACTCTGCTTGTGCAGACGTCTGCACACCTGCGTCACCAGCCGCATCGCTATCCTTGTCTTGCGGTTTGGCTTGCAACATCTCGGCCAGTTGATGCGTCAACTCGCCGTCGTAGCCGATCTCTTCACCCTGCTTGAACTGCACCGGCTTGACGATCTCATAGCCGCTTTTCACCTTTCGCAGATTGTGCATGCGATCGCGCGCCTGTTCCTTGCTCAGCACCAAAATGCCGGAGTGCAGTTGAACGTATGCCGCTGTGACTCTGTATTTCATGTTGCCTCCTGTTGATAGGTTTTTTCATGATCCTCGTTGGAGACCATGAAAAAACGGGCCTCCCCGGGAAGAGAAGCCCGCCGCTCACTCCATCGATCGATCAGGTCATCGTGACGTAGCAGGCGCGTTGCCAGTAGCCATACCCGGCGGTCCGCCATGAATCAATCCCGAATTGCCATGCGTCATTGTCGAACTCGAACTCGCTGCCTTCGGCTTTCACCTTCAGCTCGACGTCAGTCTCGCTCTGCCTGATCAGTCCTTTGATCGGGCTGTCAGTGCGGAAGATGGCGAAGGACGTCGTCCAGGTGAGACGCGGGTTCATTTGAACGTCGATCTTCAGACCGGCGATAAGGTTGGGATTCAGGTTCTGTTGCAGCGCCGCGGTGGTCACCGCGCTGACAGCGGAAACGGCGACCAGGAACAGGGAAACGGGCACAATCACCATAAAAGACTGCGCGTTCTCGTTCATCGGTTCGCCACGGCCATCCTTGAATGACAGGATCTGCGCAATGCCGGCGAGAATGGCTTGCTGCATTTCTTCCATCGAGGGCGTGGCCGCGCTCGCGCCATGAACCGCAGCGGGCAGGGTAGAGATATCGACGCTGATGTCATTGCTTTGTGTGCCGGAGTCTCCTTCCGAATGATCGGTATCGAAATAGTACTGGCCGTCGTAGCAGACAGCGCTGGGTGCATTGATGAGCAGAATGGAAAGCAGGCTGGCCCAGTGCGTGATGGCACGGTCGGCAAACTCGTTGATGCGAGCGATGATCTGACCCGTCTTGTCGCGTCGGGCGTCGCGCACGGCGATCTCCAGCGTGGCTTCGTAATGCCGGTTCGTCAGTATCTGCGAATTTGCGTCTAAACCTTTAGCCTGGCGACCACCGATCCATTCGCGCATGGCAGGGGACTGCCCCAGGAAAGCGTAGGATTCGCTGGCCTGGTCGGAGCCGAACATATTTGACACCGCGCCGACCCACGCCAGACCGGGATTGGTTTCCAAGCGAGCGTAATACATGCCGATGACCGCCCGGCTTGAGAGAATGCTTTGATCCATGATTTTCGTTCCTTATAAGAAATTGTCGAGTTGCTGGGGTGACTGTATCTCTGCTCGCCGCTTTAGGATGTGAAGGCTTCGAACGCCACCACGCCGACGCCGGAAGACACGAACCGGACTACTTTGCCGATCTTGGTATTGGAGGTTGAGGTGAGCGTGAAGGTGTTGTCGTCGGAGGCGTAAACGGCAGCCCCGATATTGGTAATGGCCAGGCTGGTAATCGGCAACTGGATCAGGCCGTGGGTGATCACGCGTACATTTATCGCAGCCGCGGTACCTGCTGAATTGTCTGCTTTCGCTTCCGCGAACCCGGCAAAGCCGTCAGCTGCTACCAAGGGGCGGGCATGGCCACTGGCAGCAACAATACCTACGGCAGCGCCTTCGTAGATAATGTCGCTTGCAACCATGGGAATGTCGTTACGGCTTCCAAACTCATACGCGCGCGGCAAGTTTGCTGCCAGCGTGGTCATGCCGAAGCCGGCAACCAGCGGCAGGAGCGACGTTGCGTCGGCGGTCTGGGGCACGCCGAAGAAAAGCGCCGATCCCACCACGAGCGCAGCCAAAGCGACATTCCAAACAAGGGATTTCGTGAATTTCATTGTGATTTCCTTTTCAAAAAACTGGGCATAAAAAACCCGCCTTGCTGGCGGGTCGCGGTGTGTTTCTGTTTCGGGATTGCTTAGCTTTTTTTACCGAGTATGCGGACTTGCCCGGTGGCCTGTGCTTTTTCGAAAGCAGTAAAGGTTTCCAGGGTGCCAAACTCGGCGCGGATCTTCGCATCCTTTTCCCATGTATCTTTGCAACGGTCTTCTACGGGACGGTCATCCTCGGCAGTGCGGCCGTTTGCCTCCGGCTCCGGCGCGGCGGGTACGGCATTCGGTGCATCCTTTATCAATGCCGCGAGCATCTTGCCACCCTTGGCTTGTTCGGCTTGCAGCAGCTGCAGCGCCGCTTCGGGAGCAGTGGTCTTCCCGTCCGCTTTGAGCGTGGCCACCAGCGCTTCGTGGCCGCGTGCGGGTAGGGCATCCAACGCCAGGATGCGTTCACGCTCACGGGTCGCGCCGTCATTCATGCCTTCGGATCGACCCTGGGCGTGACCCTGCGCATGGCCCTCCGCGATGAATGCTGCTGCGATATCCGGGTGATTCTTTGCAACGAAGTCTTTCGTGATTTGCATATCGGTTCCTTTATCAAATGATGAGTGGGCGTGCGCAACACCGGCGCGGGTTTTTACACCGCCAGCAGCACCGGCTGGCAAAGTGAGTGGATCATTGCCTGCCGCCAGGCTGGCAATCAATGCGTCAAGCGTGGTTATCCCGTCCACCAGGCCTGCATCTATGGCCTGCTGTCCGGTGAAGGTTTTGCCGTCGGCCATGTTCGCGAGAACGGTCTCCACAGTTACACCGCGATTGATCGCGACCGCATTGACGAATATGGAATAGATGTAATCCGTCATCTCCTGTATGGACTGTCTACCCTCTTCTGAGAGAGGTGCGTAGGCGGAGGCGATGCGCTTGTATTTGCCGGAAGAAATCTCGGTAGTCTTGATCCCTCTGCTTGCCTCGGCCTGGCTGATATCAGTGTGGGACGCCACCACTCCAATCGACCCGACGGCCGTGGTAGGGCCATCTATGTAGATTGCTTCCGCAGCCGAACCGATCCAGTACGCGGCTGAAGCCATGAGTCCATCGGCAAACGCTACGACTGGTTTCTGCTGTCGCGCTTCGGTCACGATATCCGCTAGTGTCTGGGTACCGTCCACCGTGCCACCAGGTGAGTCTATGTGCAGGATGATGGCGCGCACGGTGTCGTCCGCGATCGCGTCCCGGATGTCCCTGCCGATCAGCTCGGAAGAAGCGCCGCCGGAAATGGCGGAAAACATGTTCATGCGTTTTCCAATCACGCCCATGATCGGGATGATGGCCACGCCGTCGACCACGTCATACCCCTGCGAACCGTTCACCAGGGGGAGGCCGGTCTGCGCCCGCAGGCCGTCCAGGTCTATCTTCTCGCCCTTGAGGTGCGTCTCATAGATTGCGCGGATTTCGCGCAACTTGTCCGGTTGGATGGCCCAGGGGGAATTGACGATGTCCAACAGTTTGCTCATATGCTCTCCTTACGCGGCACGGCGAAGCAGGAATTCTTCATCGCGCACCTTGCGGCTACGGCCGCCCCATTTAAGTGTGGGATATCCAAAACGCTCCCCGCTCGCGATTCCGCCAGCTCCAATGCCATGCGGCAGTTTGTTTAGTTCGACATGCAGCACGGGGCGATTGCGGATTGGCCGGCGGTGGCCTGATCCGGGCTGGAAACCGGTCCCGGTGTACGGCACTCGTGGATATACCGATACTTGTCCGAACGCTTCAGCCGCAGCTATCGCACCCGCACCTGTGATCTCTGCCGCCTGTATTTCGCCGACGACAGGCATACCGACAGAGGCACCTGATTCAAGGCCTACGACCGCTATGCGAACATCCAGCGCGGCGCTACCTACGCCTTCCGTGCTGAGGATTCCAGCGGCATTCACGCGAGGGGCAAGGGCGGGGGCGCCCGACATTGCGGCAGTAGCAATCTGCCCGACACCCGTTATATCCGCCGCGGCTGCGCCTATGCTTGGCTGGCCTATGGCCTCGGTAGGGGGTATGCCCGCGGTTTGTACCGATACACCAGCTAACGGCTGGCCCAGCACTTCCGCACTGGAGATGCCGGCAGCGGTTATGCCTGCCGCGGGATCGCCCCCGACATCCGGTGCGCTGACTGCCGCGGCGGACGCGATGCCCGCGGTTGTAACAGTTGCCGCTAAAATAGCGCTTCCTAGCGCTTCGGTAGTGGCGATTCCAGACGCATGGACTGATAGGCTGGTCCCTGGCTGTCCCGCCATTTCAGTAGAGGCAATGCCTAAAACTGCAACAGCTGCGACTGAAGCAGGCTGTCCCACGGATTCCGCGCTGGCGATACCGGCGGGCACGAGTACTGCTGCAACAGCGTGGGATCCAATAGATCCGGCAGTGGTAATGCCGCCAGCCCCTGATATGTCCTGCGCCACCGCGCCGACAGTTGGCTGGCCTATTGCCGCTGTTGTGGCGATCCCGGTCGACGTGATCGCCACGCCAAGCGCGGCAGTGCCGAAGGCTTCCCCGCTGACGATCTGGCCAACTCCGATAAGGGGTGCGCCTGAACCCGCGGCAGGATAAAAAACTACCTCAGGCTCTGATTCGAATATCTGCCACGGGTTAGCGTGAAGCGACTTGATAAGGTCGTCGCTAAGATACCTGTCAATCAGGTACAGGTAACTGAACCTGGCATTCAGGTAAGGCAGACCGCCTACCTTGAGCCTTCCAACCCAGAACGGAAGAGTCGGAGCAGTGGGACTAACCCCTGTCCCGGTATAAATCTTCGTGCCGTTCCTGAACCAATCGCAGGAAACGCCGCCTTTATTCCTTAAAGCTCCGTGCCAAAACTGTCCTACTGTCCAGCCTGTGGTCTGATTTCCTGCAGGATAGCTGGAGTTATTAAAGTACATCCCATCAGTACCATCCTGATAGATGTTCCAGCCAGAAATCCCGTTATTAGTGCAATCTATAAAGCCGCGTGGCGAGTCGTTATCGTCAAAGATACCGCCCCACAGGAACGTGAACTCGACTGTCGGTATATTTGCCGTGCCAAAATCGAGATAGGTGTTCGTACCGTTGAACGCCAACGCGGACCCGGCATCAGTCGTGCCGGATGATAGAGTTCCTCCAGTTGTAGGCTGAGCAATGAGATTACCTGCGTTACGCAGGAAACCATTCTGATCACCGAAACAAATAATCTGCGCCGAACTTCCAGCGAACGCTGGATGGCTTAGATCGATCCTTGCCGGATAAAGCGGTTGATTCTGAAGTAACGGCATTACGAAACCGTGGTCAACTCGCTTAGATAGGCCTCAACGGTTACAGCTTGACCTGTGTTACCAGTAAATTCGACTTCAAGGCACATTACCTCGGGTCCGATAGGATAGGATTGTTCGATGGATGCGTTATTGCCGGTGCCGGGGCCCACCGGAGCGTAAAGAGTTTTCCAATCTGTGCCTGCACTCGCGGCAGAGGGCAATGTCGAGTTGTGAGCAATCAGGACTCGTGCGGTACACTGGGTGGTTGGACCCGTTGAGCCATTGGTGATTTTTATCGTGAGGCGGCTTGGTCCCTGTACTGAGTTCATGTCCAGCCGACCCCACACCGGGCCAGCACCAGCGGCAAGAGAAGCGCTGGCGTAAACCGTCCGCGCTGTTTTAGTCAGAGCCATATCAAACCCCTAAAAGCGAATTGCCCAGATCGTCCCGGACCACGCGCGCAATATCGTTGGCCGTCACCAATCTACCGAAAAGCACAATGGACCGTGGCGTGTCGTGCGTGGCTAGCGCGACGAACGCGGCTCTGTCTTCTGCGCTCAGGAGAGTTGCGCTCTCCCATGCGTCGAGTATTCCCATATTTGTCGGCTTCGACAAATCGATGCCAGCAGATGCACCTTTCAGCACATCGATTATCGCGAGTGCAGAGGACCGTAACGGCGATTGGACATCTTTCGAAACGTCCTCGATTTTTGCTCGCATGCCGGTAGCTGCAGCCCATGTCGCCAGATCTGAGCGGGAAATCTCACCCACAACTGGCATCACTGCATCGTTCAGCAGCGTTGCTATAGCCTCGTCATTGTTGGCGGCGATGAGTGGCGCGTAACCCACCGCGGCCGGATCATCCCGCAATTCTTCCAACAAGCCTTGCACGATTACAGTTTGAAAATCTTGTTGGAACCGGAATCCCAGGTGATGTTAACTACCTGGCCCGCGCTCGGGGTAAACGGCAAGCCGGAACTCGGGGTGTCGATATAGGCAATCAGCCGCGCGGTAGCGTCCGAGCCGGTATGCTGGAACAGCACCAGGGCGTTGCTTGCAACGGCGCCGGTCGCAGTCAGAGACGTATCCGCGGCGTCGAATACGCCGTCAGTATAGGTTTTGGATCCCAGCGCGGCACTGCGGCCATTGTCGTTTCCGGATGTGATGTCCGACAGGAACTCATGCGCGGCATTGAATGTGTAAGCGCTCTTCACCAGCATCACGCGCACATCGCCTGTGATATCGATGGTGGTATCCAGGATGCCTTCCCGGCCCTTGTTGAAAAGTACGTTTGCCATTTTTAATCCTCTACTATCGTATTGGTGACTCGGATGATTTCGTGGTTTTCGTCGCGCTCCACGTGCTGAACGTATTTCCGTGGTGGATGATCGACGCGGATTTTTTCTACGGTTTGCATTACATGCTTGAGTGATTCTTCAAGTGCGTCCAGCCGCGCAAAACCGTTAAGTAGCTGAATGCCATCGGCAGGGGTACTCCCCTGATTTCCGGTATCCGCCGGTTCGTCGTTGCCGCCAGATGAATCCTCCTCCGGTAGCACCTCGGACGCTGCCTGGGTGGGCTGCGTCGCTATCAGCCCGCCTTCGCGGCGCATCGCATTCTCACGCACTTGCTGAGCGTGGTTATCTTCCCAATCGCTGCCATCGTACGCAGCGGTTTCTTTTGCCAATGTTGACATACCGATTTCAAGACGCTTCTCAACAGCCAGCGATTCCTTGAGCGGGTCGATCGCACCAGGGCCGTCACCCTGCCATTGCGCACTGCAATATGCGGCACGGATCAGCGGGTCATCGAAGAAGCCGGGCGCCAGGATGCGGCCGCTCGCAATTGCTTCGGCCAGAAACGTTTCATAGATCGGCTGGCAGAAGCGCGAGGCGATCCATTCACGGCGCACCCGGAAAAACTTCCATGCTTCCAGCATTGCGGCCCGAGCTGCGCTATAGCTCGCGGTGAAGTGCTTGACCAGTATTTCGAATGGCAATTCGAGAGCTACGCCAACCTGCCGCAGTATCGCCATGACGAAAGGATCAAACGCGGTATTCGGCCGGCCAGGATTTGCCGTCTCTATTTTTTCGTTGGGCCCGAGATCGATGATGGCGCCAGAGGCCATCTTGATATCGGTATCGGATGGCCTGGAGCCGGTCTCCGCAGCCATGCCCATCTGGTTCGCGGGGTCCAGCCCCTGTCCCTCGGAGTGAACAAACACCGTGAACATGCCGGACACGACCGCTGCCATGATCTCTGCTTCGGTGTAGCGGTCGATCTGCTTCAATGCCTCGATCACCGGCGCCAGGTATGGTACGCCCCGGTTCTGTCCTGGGCGCACCCGCTTGAAGAGGTGGAGCACGTTGCGCCGTCCGGTTTTTTCTCCGAAGACGGGGATACGGTCCCACTCGCCATTCTTGAATCTGAAGTCGCCCGGATGGCTCCTCAGGATGTGGCATGCGAGCGGCGCGCCATTTTTGTCGAGCTCTATACCCCCGGCGATACCCGCCTTATTCATCGCGAAATTTGGATTGCATACCCGATCGCCTTCCACCAACTGGACCTTCAGTCCATAAGCGTCTCCAGGCCGCTTGAGGTGAGGCAGCAAGGCAAATGAATCGCCTGATTCCAGGGCGCCCCGAAAGGCCAGATCCTGCAATTCATAGAAATTCTGTGTCCGCGTGATATCGCAATCCGGACTCTCGCTCCACATCCGGAATTCGCGCTCGGCATTTTTTTGCCATTCCGCTGCCTGCTCTTCCGTCATGCCCAACACTTCGCGGTTCACCCGGGATTGAAGCGAGAGCCCGGTGCCGATGACATTGGTAACTACGGTATTGATCGCCCCGGTTGCCAAGGGAGCATTGCGCACCAGGTCACGCGACCGCTCGCGCAGCGCCGGCAGATCGCCGAGCAGATCACCATCGGCACTGCCGCTCGTGGTATGCCATTCCTTCATGGAGCGGCGCGACTTCGATGCGCCCGTGTAACTGTTGCCGCCAGAAAAGGCTTCCATCTGCAGGCGCGCCTGCATCCGCCGCTGTGCACGAGCCGGGTTAAAGTAGCGCACCGCGCGATCGACGAGGTTTTCGTTGACCGCGATTTCCTGACGGCCAACCTTTACAGAAAACTTCATGCGGGTGTCACTCCACGAATCCGCATGCCACCATTGCCTCCACGCGAAAGCCTTTGAACCCAGCCATTCCAATAGTCGATCTTCCGGCTGATCTCGCCAGCGTCAGCTGCGCGCCAGGTACGTCCGGCAATGGTGTATTCCTGCTTCTTGGAAACGCGCATGTCCGCCTCGATCCAGAGCGCCAGTTGCGCTTCGGCTTGTTCAAGTGTGATTCCAGCCATGTTTTATCTCGCTGTAATGCCTGCGCTGCGCATGCGCCGTGTTTTCGGGGCATTAAAAAACCCGCTCGAGGCGGGTTGCGGGGGTTGCGGTACGGCCAGTGGCTCTGGTGGAGGCGCGGAAACCGCGCCTCCCGCGGCCGGCATTGCTGCCGGTAGTGAAGTATTCTTTCTGGCAAACATGTCTTGCTGGGTTGGATTGATCACGGATTCCAGCATGTCCCAATTCGTACGCTGCAGGCCGGCATAGATCGCGGCCGCATAGCAGAGTATTTTCAGATCCAGCGCTTCGTTGCGCTCGCGGGTTTTGACCCACTCGTGTTTTTCCATCCCGCGCACTTTGCGTCGGATCAGCTTCTCCGCGGCGAGCTGCTCGAAGTACTCGTCCGGCAGGCCTCGGGGAAAGTGGTGATACCCGGCGCCGCGCTCTTCCAGCTCGAGCCGTTTGTAAAACCGCTCCTTCGCCGTATCGGTTCCGACATGCCACAACTGGACGCCGTTCTTGATTCGCGTGCCCTTGTAGTTCATGTCTACCAGTACTGGGCGCGAGATAATCGGTTTACCGGTAGCGCCATCTCCCTTGGTGGCAAATACGTGGCGATGTGACCAGGTGCGGCAGAAGTCGTAAACCTCCTGCGTCAGATAACCTGAATCGACCGCCATGGCAGTAATCCTGACTGTCTGTCCTCCGGCATGCACATACGCCTTGCTGCGCAGTTCCGCGAGCGCGTCCCAGACTGAGCCCGGACCTTTGCGGGTCGGGTCGCCGTGGATGACCTGGTGGTCTATGGTCCAGCATTCCTCGCCACGCCCGAAGGCATCCACCTCAACTTCCAGTCGATCTCCCTGGACATCGACCCCCGCGACCAGCAGCAGCCCGCCGGCGGGAACCTGCCCCACCTGGTAATCCTCGACGCGCTGCTTGATGAGGTTGATCTTCGGCTGCTCGCCGACGATCTCGTATGGTTCGCCCTTGACGGTGTTCTCGAACACCTGCATCAAGGATTCCCCGGTCTCCTCGTCATAGCCACCCTGCTGCGCATCCAGATACTGGCGCACGGCCTTATGCCAGCTGAACCATCCCAAAGGGGAGTACAGCGCCGAAACATGCCAGGACAGAGGCTTGGTCCAGTTCGGCAGGAAGCGCTTTACTTCTCCCCGGACCATGGCCCACAGGGCATGCGGGTCCGGATCGTTATCTTCCAGAACCATACCTGGGCCCGGCGCATGGTGGATATGCCGACCCTGCTCAAGCATCGCGGTTTTATGGTGCTCCTGGATCGGCTCGCCGCAGTCTTCGCACTCGTACCAGACGCGCTCGATTTCATCGGTGACCACCTCGCGAGTGGTGCTGTCGTTGATCAGGATTCCGGCTTGGCAATGTCCACAGGTAATTGCATCCTGCGCACCCGGATCGATCTCGGAGATGCCACCGCATTCCGCGCAGACGGCCTCCTGCCGATGCATGAGCTCCCAGCGCACCTGGTCCCAGCGCAAGTGCTGCTCGTGTGCGCAGTGTGGACAAGGAACATAGTAGCGAGCTTGGGTGCCAGCCTGGTAGCGCCGGTCTATCCGCGACTTCCCCTTGATCTTTGGCGTCGAGCATTTGATGCGCTTTGCCCTGGCATACGTATCGGTCCGCTTGTCCGCTACCGCTGACGGGTCGCCTTCGCCGTCCACATCGTCGGGATAGGCGTCGACCTCATCCTGCAGCAATACCCGTACCGGCATCGAACGCAAGCCGGGCCCGGAGTTTGCGCCAGTGATCACCAGCACTCCGCCGGGGAAGTCCTTCATCAGGACTGTGTTGGACGATACCCGCGATTTAACCTCCGCAAACTTCGTCCGCAGGCAAGGTGTTTCATCGATCATCGGCTGCAGGCGCTGTTTCGATACGCGCTTTGCCGTGTCCGTAGTCGGCATCACCAGCATGATCGGGCAGGGCACCTGGTCCGCCACATACCCGATCGCGTTATACAGCGCCTCGGATCCCCCGATTTGCGTGCCTTTCATGAAGACGCCGTCCGTGCATGGGTGCGACATCGACATCGCATCCATTATGTCGCGCAGGTAGGGCGTGCGCGAAGTCTGCCATTGGCCAGACTCGGATGACGCCTTCGACGACAGCTTGCGGTGCTGGTCAGACCAGGCGGAGACGGTCAGGTCCGGTTCAGGCGCCAGCGCGCGCGCAGCAACCTTACGACACAGCTGCCGGGCGTTCCTCAGTCCGGCTGGCGACAGTGTCGTCAAATCCACGCGAGCATTCATCAAATACCAGTGTCAGTTCGGCTCTGAGCAATCGTTCAATCCTCGCAGGGTCGCTTTCCGTGGCGAGCAGCTGCGCCTTGCGATCAACGATACGGAAAATATTGCTCTTGAGGAGCGTGAATATTTCGCTGATCTCGCGCTCGACATCGGCTGCAGAAACCAGCGTGCCGACGCGTTCGAGATACTCCAGCTCGGCGATATCGGCCAAATGCTTTTCGCGTTTCGCGCGATGGTCCTGGTAGCCTGGCGTTGCGGGTTCGGCATCGGCAGGTTGCTGTGCAGACGTCTGCACCAGCGACAGCTGCTGTGCGGCAGCGGTTGTCGGCGCTTCTATTATCTTGCCGCTCTTCACGGCCTCGCAAGGATCGGTGTTGCGGGCCCACTCTTGCAGACCGAGTTCGGGGTTGACGCCGACAAGGCGTCCGGTGGCATCTCGTTTAACGCATGTCACGCGGCCGGTCCTGATCGCTTTTTGTACCGCGGAAAGCCTCACATCCAGGCGGCGGGAGAATTCCCTCAACGAAACGAAGTCTGCCATCCGTCTACCTGCTGACCGTTACACGACCACCCGAATTGACCGTACAGACCACCCCAAGATGACCACCCCATGCGGTTCCGGTCACTAGCGCTTTTTCGCGTCCTTGCGTGCCGCGTTGACCGCG